ACTCTAGCTACGCCCCTAATTGGGAAAACCCCTGCCGTCTTTCCCGTTTAATCCTTTGTCAGCAGCGACTTTATCAATCTTGTCGCTGAGAACATCGAATACCGCAAGTAACTTTGCGTCCATTAGGAATTTTCAGGAGTGGCAGAAGCAAGTCTGTCAAGCAATTGAGACTCAACCTGCTGATTCTTATCCTTTTCTTCTTTCTGGCTCTTGACCAGCATCTCTTTGATTTTCACATCCTTCTCTTTGAGGGTCAAGTCAGCCACTTTCAACCGACGCTCAAACTCTTTGTCGTCTTCAGTGCCCTCTCTAAGATTCCGCGTAACTGCTTCCATCTTCTCGATTTCAAGCTCCGCAGGGATAGACCTCGCTTCTACATTCAGCTTGAACGCTCTCGCAGCAGACTCCTGGGCCTGAGCAGACAATGCGTCTGTCTGTGACTGCTGGAGCAACAACTGCGCTTCCTGCATCATCGCCTGAGCTTGTGCTTGTTGCGGGTCTGGCTGCATGGCTTGTTGCATCGCAGCAATCAGCTCTTCACGGTTAGACAGGTTCATGTTGTCGATAACCGACTGCACCAGGGTCGCATAGAGCGGAGAGTCCTGCTGCATGGTCTGAAGAAGCTGTACCAGCTGGGTGACTTCGTATTCTCTGGCAATAATCCCCAAAGTAGAAGTCGCGTTGAACTTGTAATCTGCTACAGGGTAGGACTCTGGGTCGAACTGCATGTAGCGATACGCAGCCTTCTTCACGAAAGGAATCAGGAAGGACTGCTGGAAGTTAATCAGAGTTCGCTTGTGACGCTTAATAATAGCGCCCAGAGACATAGAAATCCCAGCGGCAGTAGCTTCACCATTGACAGAACCCGCAATTCCTGCGGAGTCCACAGCTCCTGTTGCTTGCTGCACCATTTGCTGTAAAGCTCCGGCTTGGGCGAAGGTGATTTGGTTGACTTGTCCGAAGTTGAATGGCTGTAATACTTCACGCGGGTCTCCGTTAGTTAGGATCATCTTGCCTGGCCGGACTTCCGGCTTAGCACCTCTAGGAAGACGAGTAGCGTCTACCGCCAGCATGGGGTGGACAGTAAGGCTAAGCGCGTCGATTCTTGCTCTAAGCTCCGTGTCTAGGGCTTTCTGAGAGTTATAACCCTTTTCACAAACGCCTCGACCCCAAAATCTACTCGGAACAACGTCCCACGGGAAAGCCACGACAGGGCGATCCTGCATCATGTAGGGGTTGGCTTCTGCCTTCAGGAGGATGCCGCCATTTGCTATGACAACAATCGCCTCAACGTAACGAGAGTCGCCTGCGGCCTCCCCCAATTCTTCGGAGAGCAGATCGGACGGCACAAGACCGTAATACTTTGTGAGCCTTACCTTGTCATCGGAGTAGACAGTTAAGTCTTGGTCTGGCTCAAGATCCATGTCCGGCGATGCCGTACCAACATAGACATCTTTGTATACGCCTTGTTCCTGTAATAGCTCAACTTGGTGCAGGGAAACAAACTCGTCAATCGCCACACCCATTGCGTCATCTACACTTGTAGCCACGGGGTCGATCAGGAAGTTCTGGGGAAGGACTGGCTTGAGTTTAACCACCATCCTTTCTGAAATGTTTACGCCAACGGCTTGAAGCTCCCCGCCCATAATGGGTTGGGTTGCAGGAGCCATTTCCTTAACTTCTTCAATGACAACTTCGCCAACACCCGTCCCAAAGACAGCAGCGTTAATCAAGCACTCCGCTACGGCTTTTCTTACTTTGCAGGATTCAAAGTCCTCAGTAAGTTTGTTTCGGAGGAACATAACGTCTTGTCTTTCGGTGTCGCCGTAGTTATCGGAAACATCAAACCACTTGCCCCGCCCAAAGGTCGCTTCTTCCAGCTCAGCGACGTTAGACTCTACTGCTTGCTGAAGGGCAGGGGAGATGATCCTGGATCTTTCAGAGGATCGTTCAGAATCAGAAGCATCCCAAATCCCTCTCCACAAACGGTAATACTCCTCGAACTGCTCAGAGTAATTAGACTCGTAGTGATCTCTCCAATTCTCACACTTACCCATGACCCACTCTTCAATGGACTGCTCTGCCATCAGGGGGTCGACTTCGTAAAAATCGCTCATATTAGTATCCGTTAAAATTTGTTTGACTTGCGCCTGTTTTCGTCAGCGGTCAGAACTTGCATATTATGCTGTACGTGCAGCCCACAAACCTTAGCGCTTTGTAGCGGGACAATATGGTCAACCTGAAAGGTTGGGTTAAATAGGCTTTTTCTTCGCCGCATCTAATACACTTCTTCATCAATAGCCACTTACGATATCTAGTATTTCGTGGTCGTCAATTTCATATTCGTAATCATAGGCTACATTTGCTAATTGGTCTATGTATGCCAGAGCGTCGATCAAGTCATCGTGGGTCAGTGGATCAGGAAACTGAAACAGCTGATCTAGGAATTTGTGATTCCACTCGCCTCGGCTTAGCGTAACGTAGCCGTTCTCAAACCTTCCCTGTAAAGCCCACATGATTCTGTCGGTCTTCTTCTTGTTGCCGTGGGTCAATTCCTGCACTCGGAAAAACGTCCCGTATCTCTTCTGCAAGTCTATGAGAGGAGACATAACGGCTTGTTTGGCAATACCTCTCTCAATTCCCACGCTGACAGGACGATAATCTCTAACGGCCTGGAATATTTTGGCGGCTGTTTCGTTTAGCTCCCACCGCCCGTGGATGACGTTTTCCACGTACCAGCCATGCTCATTGACCTTCACCACAGCAATAGCGGTTTCGTCCAGCCTGGAGTTTTTAGTTTTCTTCTTATTAACTTCCTCAAAACCTGCAAGGTCAACAGCGATGTAGTAATCGCCCTCTTCTGGGCCTTTGTCAGAGAACTTAACCCAGTCTTCCTTAAACATCTCAGACCCTCTGGCTTCAAAGGACGCCATGAACTCTTGCCTGAAGGCGTAGCTCGACATGGACTTTTTGGCGATGTCGATTTCTTCTGGGTCTAACAGGGGGTTGTCGTAGGAAGTAAAGTGCCAGGACTTGTAGGTCGGGTCATCTCCCAGCTCAGCATACTTGTACAGGTCGTAAAAGTGATTCCTGCCCATCGGTGTACCAATGAAGAGAGTTTGGCCCTTCTGGTCAGCCAGTGCAGGTCTTAGGATCTGCTCGAAGACTTCCGGCTTCATGTCGGCGTATTCGTCAAGAACGAGGAATTTCAACGAAACACCCCGCATAGTCTCGGGTCGGTCAGCGCCCTTCAGGCTAATCGTGGCCCCGTTGATCAATTTAATCTGGAGATTGTTGATATGACTGCCGGAAATGACCGGATGACCTAATTCCAGGAGGGTTTGCCAGAGAATGTCTCTTGCCTGCCCTTGAGTGGGAGCGACATAGAACACATGGCCCTTCTCTGCTTGGAGGGCATTGACTATAAGCATCCACGCAGCGAGTCTTGACTTGCCTGTTCGTCTACCAGCAGCAACGATCTTAAATCTGGTGGGGTCTTCCCAGACTTCTTGTTGCCAGGGCAAAAGCTTTATGTTGAGCTCTGTGGACACTCTTCCTCTTCTTCCTCTTCTTCCTCAACATTGCCGTCCCAATTCAGGTCGGATTGCTGTGCAACGGTTATCTTGTGGTCTTTATGCGTCATCGAAGTTGTTTAAACCCGCAGGGCGGTCAGCCAAGTCAAAGGTTACGGCAACTTCTATGTTTCCTGCGCTGCCTGCCTGGGCTTTTACAACTTCCCCTGAATGAAGAACAAATAACGGGCAAGAAGCTCCGCTGCTTAACGTAAGGTTATCCTTAGCATTAAGGTTATTCCCGCCGAACAGGTACAACTGGGGCACTGCACCGCTGCTTTCCCACCAGACCTGTACAGAATTAGTAGATCCGCCGTGGTTAGCCACAAACACAAACCCGATATTCGCCACGAATCCATTGGGAACGGTAAACAGGGTCGCAGGATTAGCGTCAGTCAGGGTAACGTGCTTGGTTGTGAACATTAGTAGATCCAAATAACGGGCGTTGTGGCCCTGATGTCGAGGTGAACGAAGTTACTAGCAACGCCTATGCCAGAAACCTCAATATCCATAGCGTGTTTAACAATAGAGTAGCGTTGGGCAGAGTTAGTTATCTTAATATCTGCTGCGATTCCCTTGGTGTGGTTGCCAGGAACGGCCTTAACTGCCTCTGCGGGGTGGGATGGGTCTCGATAACCACTGCTTATCT